TTGTCGCTGATCTTGTCCTTGGCCCAGAGCCAATGGCTTGCCAACTCTAAAGATCTTGGTGTGACAAACGCGGGGCGCGGGGCTTGTGGGTGATAGATGTATGGGTTACCACCCACGTCATCGTTGGGATTCTCCACGTCCTCGAATGACTGGAACAACTGCTCGCCATGCTCCTTGACCCATAGAATCAATGAGGGGTGAATACCGGCATTGAACGCATAGTTCTCTATCCACTCAACTGCGGTCGGTTTCTTCATGCGTACTGTGGTTATGCGGTTGCGGTGATGTGGCATCAGCATGTCACCCACGCCCTCTGCACCTAGGTTAGTTGTGGCAAACACAATAGAGTCAGGGTGTAACTTCTTTGTACCCATGGTGCGCTCTAACATAATACGCATCATGCCATTCTTGACCGAGGGGTTAGCCTTACCGAACTCGTCAACCATTAAGATGATCGGCTTACTGTGGTGCATACCCATCTCCTCGTTGGGTACGAACTTGACGAACTGAGAGTCATCGTCAACACCTAAGATCTTTGGAACCATCAAGTCACCGAGATCTTTGGTTGTGCAGTCAAAGTAACATGGCACATGTGTGGGCAATCTTTCAGCAAGAACTTTGAGGATTGATGATTTACCAGTTCCCATGTGGCCTTGCACCAATGTAGTCAGCAGACTACCTGTTGCCATGATGGAGTCGGTGACCTCGTCCAATGTTTGTGCGTATAAACGATCTGCGGTTTGTGTTCTAGACATTTTAAATACTCCTGTTGATTAAATTAACTTACTAACACTCATTACCCTTTTTACTTATAGCCCGAGGGCTATAAGTTTCACCATTGAAACTCTTTGAGCAACCCATCGACCTTAGACTTCACGTCAAGGCGCAAGTGGTCGTCCTCTCGTAGCGCATCGGGTGTGATACCCATGAGTGCGCTCTCAATCTTTACCTTGGCACGCTTCATTGTCGGGTCGCCTGTGATGTTGAACTTCTCCAATAGATCACACATCTCCACGACATTTGTGACAAGTGTGTCCCTGAATATCTGTTTAGAGTTACCTGATAACTTCTCGCTCATGCGTTGTAAGGCTTCGTGCATGCGCTCCCATGGCTCACGCATCGCTTGTTCTAGGTTAGCCTTGTAGCTCTCAGCATAGTTTGTTTGCAGTAGTGCAAGTGCGTCGTTGTTCACATCTACCCGCCAATCTCCCGCCTCGGGTACTGGCGAATATCGTACTGAGAATCTGTACTTGTTACGCACCACTTGGGCATCGGGGTAATCATTAGGGTCGAACAATGTGCCTAGCTTCATCTGTGCCTGAATGACTGACTTGTCATAGCTTGACATAAACGCATCGACCAATTTGTCGTACTCGGCTTGCATGCCTGTGATCTCCTTGTTGTAATCAAAGTACATTGGGGTTGTGAGTAAACGCAGACCTGAGTCTGACCATGGCATCGTTGCATGGTAGTGGTACGTCCTCGCATTACCGGCAAACTTCTGTATCGCATCGAACATGGGCTCATCAGCGAATAACTTCTTGCTGTAATTACCGGCACGAGTTGTGGTGTGTTTCTGTTGGTCGATCTCTTTGGATACACCCTTGTCGAACTTGCGTCCTGTCCACACGCTGATGTTCAACTCGACTAGCATCGCTGAACTGCTGATGCTTGGAACTGTAGTCTGCTGACTACCTAAATTTACTGTTGTCATGTTTAACTCCTGTTGTTTAAAAATTTACTAACGCTTTCTCACTAACAATACATAGTATACCACAGAATGATACATAAGTCAAGTGTTTGATAGACTTACTCACCCTTTGATAAGCCGAACATCTTTGTGCGTGGCACAGTCATGATGTACTTGCGCTCATCCATCGACATCAGGGTCACGTCATGATCTGTATAAGAGATCACGCAATAACGTCTTCTGTTGATGTATTTGATTTGTCCTGTTAAGCTACTCATCATTGTTCTCCTCCTCAAGCGTGCGCTCAGCGCGGGGCTTATCGTAGAAAATAACAATCAAACTGCCGTCCCTGAAATCCATCTCCCAGTCGGTGTGGCCAAACTCTAGTCGGCAGTATTCATCTAATAAGTTGCTATTCATTCTTCATTCTCCTCATGTGGAACTTCAATCACTCCGCATACGCAGAGCACCATCTCTTTGCATCGTGGGTCTACACCAAACGCTTTGCACATAAACTCCCATTCGTGTGGTAAATCCTCGGGAGACATTACGACGTGCCCGCCGTTCTCAAGGACTGTATAGCCCGCATTCTCCATTTGTTCTCTTGTTATCATTTGACTAGCCCTCCTTTGTTGTTAAGACCGATCAGGTCGGTGCGGTCGGTGATCAGCATGTAGTTTGATTTGTGCATGGGTGCAATGGTGAACTTGCGTTGGCGGGCAAACTCCTCACCACAAAATAAGCACAGTTTGTATCCGAGCTTGACTCGCTTGCTTGCAATGGTGTCGCCACATTCTCTGCATACTGTTTTCATCATGGTCTCCAAAATGTAAGGTCAAGGGTTAAAACGATAATGGCAATTAAGAACAGTAGTCTGCTGACTAACTCGTACAAGTTGTGCTTGGGCTTCATGCGTGCAACTCCTCAATACCTAGTATGCGCATGGCGGTGATCAACGCATGGTGCGCGTCACCCTCCTGACCCTCGGACATGTAGTGGTCGGCAAGGGCTAGCAGTTTGACCGCTTGGTCATAGTCTGCATCGGTGATGGTGTGGTCAATGTTTTGTTCCTGACCAATGTTTACTGCTGTCATGATATAACTCCTGTTAAGTTGTTTACTGGATAAGTAGTCAGCTGACTAACTTTGGGACGGCACGAACAATATGTTTGTTTCTTTTACCAACCCAATACATATTATAACACGTTAAGATGTCAAAGTCAAGTAAACTGTGGTAAGGTTTAGCAATGATTAGCAGAGGTATTTATAAAGTAATACTAATGTATTTAATATATGTATTGTTCTTAATGTTCTTGTAATGTTCTTATATTGTTCGGAGCTAAGTTATTGATTTATAAGTAATGTTCTAATGTTCTTATAGTTAGCCAAAAAACTACGCAGGGATATTTTTGCGGTGATAAAAAGGGAATCGTGCCCAAGCCGGTCACTGGCTTCTTGTGTTTGCCAAAGTCCAAAAAACCCAAGAACATTAGAACAAAACGAACTTTCCTTTAAAATCAACAACTTAGCTCCGAACAATATAAGCCTATTGTTCGAACATTGCCCTGTGCTACACGCTGAATAAGTCACTGGTATCGTTATGGTAGTCAGTTGACTAACATTTTTAAAAATAAATTAAAAAAGTGCTTGACGATTGGAAAAAATAGTGATAGACTGTGCACAGTCTATCAGTTGAGCAAGCCGATTCCGAACACTTGGCTACCCTATGTGTCACGCTGAATAAGTCACTGGTATCAATCCAGTAGTCAGTTGACTAACAAAAAACATTTGACAACCGAAAAAAATAGTGATAGACTGCGTGCAGTCTATCAGTTAAACAAACCAATTTTAGATTGTTCGCTCGCCCTATGTGTCACGCTGAATAAGTCACTGGTATCAATGGGTAGTCAGTTGACTACCCTATAAAAATTTAGGCGAAAAAAAACCCTGACCGAAGTCAGGGTTAAAGGCTAGAAAATTAAGCCGCTTGCATTATCTCTAAGCCTTCCATTGCAACACTTATGCTGATCTCGGGCTCTTCCCATTTTTGCAAAAACTCTTTGAGATCCACTAACATATCATGGTATCTCTCAAATTTTGACTTAGGTGTCTTCGGGCCTTTATCGGCATTGTGCAAATTATCCTCAGCTTGTTTCAAGTACTTAGCGATCTTGTTGAAATAAGACCCCATTTGTTTCATCCAATAGCGACGGCTTTCTTTTTGCTCATCGCTGAGGGTCTTAACGTCTTTCGCTAAGATGTCCTTCACGGTTTGATTAAACGTGCTGACAATCGTCGCATTGATCTGATTGTGCAATGTTTCAAACTTATTTGTAGCGCCCTTCTTAGGCTTTACAAGCATTGAAGAAGTAACACCCTCACTCATTAAAACATCACTACACTTTTTCCACTTTTTAGCGACGCCTTGATCAGCTTTGATTGTGTCAGCCAACACGTTAACCCCATTCTCACTTAACACGATTGTACTTTTTACTGTACTCATTTTAGTTCCTTTGATTCAGTAGTAGAGATAAAACACCCTTTGAACTACTGAGCCTCTACTGTATCTCACACATCATAAGATGTCAAGGGATAATAGAATTAAATAACATTTGATATCATTTAATAGAATGATATGTTAGTCAGCTGACTAACATTTTGGATTTTCTAAGCCGACTTCGACCACCCCACCCCCCCTTTTTTAGAAATGGTTCCATCGCGCGTGTAGGTCTACTATTCTCCACCCTCATAGCCCAATTTTTTGAGTTTGGCTTAGCCCCCATCCCATAAGCCGGCTTACGGTATTTTGTTCATACCAAAACATCTTTATAGGAAACACCCCCCTTGTCTTTTTAGTACCCCCATCAAAAAAATTTTGTATATTAAAAAATTTTAGTTATACTCGGCCCGTTGGTGTGCAACGGGTTAGCGCCGTTGGGAGGGTATCTGCAAAGGTATCTCCGTAGTTAAACCACTGCTTTATGTGAGCACCAACACCTATAACTTTGTCTGGACATTAGACATGGAACTAAACATCGAACCCGACATTGGGATTCCTATGCCTGACAAAAACGTCGGTATAGAAAATTTCAAAGAGCGAGCTCAAGCTGCCACCAATACTGCTGAGTATCTTGGTTTAGACGCTGAGCCAACAGAACAAGACCTTGCAGTTGCCGAGGTGCTTGCTTACGCCCTTGCAGAAGATGAAGTCAAGGCACAAAAACAAATTGCCAAGAAGGTTCATAACCTGCAACCTGCTACTTATGTAGCGGTCAATGCCATACTAAAAGAGTTTGCTATAAAGGTCGTTGATAACGCCCAGCAGATCCGGCTTGTAGTAACAAACAAACTACTTCTTGAGACGAGTAACCCTGATCCACGCGTGCGGATCCGTGCTTTAGAGCTGTTAGGTAAGATCACAGACGTGGGTTTGTTCACAGAACGCTCAGAAGTTACCATCACGCACCGTTCTAAAGAAGAATTGGTGGTGTCTTTGCGTGAAAAGATCCAAAGATTGCGTGCGTCTCAGGATGTAATCGACGTTGACATTGACAGAACCCTTGGTTTGACCGAAGAAGCCGCAGATGTACAGCCAGATTAACGACTATTCTGACCTGACAGACGAAGAATTGCGGTTTTTACTGGACAATTTAGATCATTTTTCCCCTGAAGAAGCCCAAGAGATTGATTTAATCACCGATGAGCTGGAAAAAAGGCGCAAAAGTGCGGCTTGTAGGGATGATTTGATCGAGTTTTGCAAGAAAATGCAGTCAGATTATAAGGTTGGTAAGCATCATAGGGTGCTTGCAGACGAGTTAATGGCCATTGCACACGGTCAAAAAGACCGAATTTGCGTCAATATCCCCCCTAGACACGGTAAAAGTCAGCTTGTTTCCATCTATTTTCCGGCTTGGTTTCTAGGTAGATACCCTGATAAAAAGGTTCTAATGGTGTCCCACACCACAGATTTGGCCGTTGACTTTGGTCGGAAAGTGAGGAACTTAATTGACAATCCTGAATACAAGGCGATATTCCCGACAGTCTCGTTGGCCACTGATAATAAGTCTGCTGGTCGTTGGAATACCAATGTTGGTGGTGAGTATTATGCTTGCGGTGTTGGGTCTGCTCTGGCTGGGCGCGGTGCGGATTTACTCTTGGTTGATGACCCCCATAACGAACAAGACATCATAAATGGTAACTTGGATGTGTTTGACAAGGCGTACGAGTGGTTTACTTATGGTGCTCGTACCCGTCTGATGCCAGGTGGTCGTGTTGCGATCATCCAAACAAGGTGGCACCAAGATGACTTGACTGGGCGTGTGGTCAAAGACATGACCCAGAATGAGGAGGCTGACCAGTACGAGGTGGTTGAGTTTCCAGCTATATTCAATGACGGCACAAAAGAAGCCCGTGCGTTATGGCCTGAGTTCTATACACTCACAGCACTCAATAGAACTAAAGCATCCATGCCGCTGTTCCAGTGGAACGCCCAGTACCAGCAAAACCCGACCGGTGAAGAAGCTGCGGTGGTTAAAAGGGAGTACTGGCAGATATGGAAAGCGGAGTCGCCACCTCCTTGTGAGTATGTAATTATGTCGCTGGACGCAGCGGCTGAACAGCACAACCGTGCTGACTATACAGCGCTCACCACGTGGGGGGTCTTCATGAACGATGAGACCCGTGCGTACAACTTAATACTTCTCAACTCAATTAAAAAGCGGTTAGAATTCCCTGAACTAAAAGATCTCGCATATAAAGAGTGGAAAGAGTGGCAGCCTGACTCGTTCATTGTGGAGAAGAAGTCAGCAGGAACCCAGCTCTACCAAGAGATCAGACGCACCGGTATACCGGTTCAAGAATTCACGCCGCACCGAGGCACTGGAGATAAGTTAGCCAGACTCAACGCGGTAGCAGATATCATCAGGTCAGGTCTTGTGTGGGTGCCCGAGACACGGTGGGCAGAAGAAGTCGTCGAAGAACTCGCAGGCTTTCCGTTCACAAGTCATGATGACTTGGTCGACTCCACAACCATGGCCTTGGCAAGATTCAGACAAGGTGGGTTCATCCGTCTGCCCAGTGATGAGCCCGATGAGATCCAGTTTTTTAAATCCAAGCGTACCCGTGGGTACTACTAAGGAAACACCATGACAATCGACAAAGCACTTTACCAAGCCCCCATGGGTATGGATGAAGAAGACCAGCAGCCAGATATTGAGATCGAGATTGAAGACCCAGAGTCCGTGCACATGAGCATTGATGGCATGGAGATCGACATGGAGCCCGGGCAGAGCGAGGACTTCTATGCTAACTTGGCTGAAGACATGGACGAGCAGACCTTGCAGATGTTGGCAAGCGAGCTCATTGCAGACTTTGACTCCGACATTGCCGCCCGTAAAGATTGGTTGCAGACTTACGTTGATGGCCTTGAACTTCTAGGATTGAAGATTGAGGAGAGAGCAGAGCCATGGGAAGGCGCATGCGGTGTGTATCACCCGCTCTTGGCAGAAGCTCTTGTGAAGTTCCAAGCTGAGACCATGATGTCTATCTTCCCAGCAAGCGGGCCAGTCAAGACAACAATCATTGGTAAAGAAACACCTGAGAAGAAAGAATCCGCAACTCGTGTCCAAGATGACATGAACTATGAGTTGACTGAGAAGATGCCCGAGTACCGCCCTGAAACAGAGCGTGCGATATGGGGTCTGGGCCTTGCAGGTAATGCGTTCAAGAAAGTATACGAGGATCCCACACTGGGCAGACAAGTATCTTTATATGTACCCGCAGAAGATATTGTGGTGCCATACGGCGCGTCAAGTCTTGAGAGCGCTGAGCGTATCACACATGTGATGAGGAAGACAGAGAATGACCTCGTTAAATTACAAGCGTCAGGCTTTTATCGGGATGTGGACTTGGGGGCTCCCGAGATGGTACTCGACGAGATCGAGAAGAAGATCGCTGAGAAACTGGGCTTCAGGGCCGTATCGGATGACCGTTACAAGATTTTAGAGATGCACGTTAACCTCGACTTGCGAGGACACGAGCACAAGAACAAGCGTGGCGAGGAGACCGGTATTGCGCTGCCATACGTGGTGAGTATTGAGAAGGGCACCCAGACTATCCTGTCTATTCGCAGAAACTGGGAAGAAAACGACAAGCTCCAGTTGAAGCGTCAACACTTCGTGCACTACGGCTATATCCCCGGGTTTGGCTTTTATTGCTTTGGTTTAATCCACTTGATCGGTGCTTATGCTAAGTCTGGAACATCTATTATTCGTCAGCTTGTTGACGCTGGCTCCCTTGCTAATTTGCCTGGCGGCTTTAAGACTCGTGGACTTCGTGTCAAGGGTGATGACACGCCGATAGCACCGGGAGAGTTTAGGGATGTGGACGTGCCCAGTGGCACCATGCGTGACAACATCATGCCGCTCCCATACAAGGAGCCCTCACAAGTATTGATGGCCCTGCTCAATCAGATCGTGGAAGAAGGCCGCAGATTTGCTAACACCGCTGACTTGCAAGTCAGTGACATGTCTGCCGCAGCCCCAGTGGGTACAACGCTAGCTATCCTTGAGAGAACATTAAAAGTGATGAGTGCTGTTCAGGCTCGCATCCACTTCTCATTGAAGCAAGAGCTTAAACTTCTCAAACGCATCATTGCCGAGTATGCACCGGAGGACTATGACTATGAGCCAGAGGAAGGTAGCCGCAAAGCTAAGAAGTCTGACTATGAGAATGTGGACGTCATTCCTGTGTCTGACCCTAACGCGTCAACAATGGCGCAGAAAATTGTGCAGTACCAAGCGGTCATGCAGCTTGCACAACAGCAACCTCAGTTATTTAATATGCCGTTCTTGTATCGCCAGATGCTCGACGTGTTAAATATCAAGAACGCCCACAAGCTCATCCCCCTGCCAGAAGACCAGAAGCCCATGGATCCCGTGACGGAGAACCAGAACGTGCTCATGATGAAGCCCGTCAAAGCGTTCCAGTATCAGGATCACCAAGCACATATTATTGTGCACATGTCAGCCATGCAGGATCCCAAGATTGCCCAGTTGTTGCAGAACAACCCGATGGCTCAGCAGTTGATGTCAGCTATGATGGCTCATATTAACGAGCACTTGGGCTTCCAGTACAGAGTGGAGATCGAGCAGAACTTGGGTGTGGCTCTTCCACCCCAGACGGATGACACCGGAGAAGATGTACCGATGGATCCTCAAGTCGAGGCTAAGTTGGCACCGCTCCTCGCTGCCGCAGCAACTAAATTGCTCAAACAAAACCAAGCTCAAGTTCAGCAACAACAGGCTCAACAGCAACAACAAGACCCCTTGGTTCAGATGCAGCAGCAAGAGTTGCAGCTCAAGGCGCAGGCCCAGCAGCAGAAAGCCCAGCTTGACCAAGCTAACTTGCAGATCAAGCAACAGCAGTTGCAGCTTGAGGCGATGAAAGCCCGAGCCCAGCAGCAGATAGATCTAAAACGCATCGACACGGATGCGATGAAGCACGCAGTTTCAGTACTGGATCAACAAAAATCCAGAAAAATGCAACATGGACTAGACGCAGCTAACACTCTGTCTCAACACGAGCACGAGCGCAAGATGCACCATGAACAAGTCTTGGGAGACGTTCTCAAGGCAAAACTACAGCCACAACAACCCAAAGGTAATAAATGAACGACGTTTCAGAAATTTTACTGAGTGAGTA